CCCATTACTAGACCCTAAAGAAATAGATGCAGCTAAGAAGTCAATGTCTAGCTACGCATTTAGACAAGAGTTTATGGCTTCATTTGAAGCACAAGGTTCTGACATATTTAAAGAAGATTGGATTAAGTATGATGACGAAGAACCACAAATGGGTAATTATTATATCGCTATTGATATGGCTGGCTTTGAAGATAGTCCTAGAAGTAAAAAGTCTAGGCTAGACGATACAGCAATAGCAGTTGCTAAAGTTAGCGAGAATGGTTGGTGGGTAGCTGACATTATACATGGTAGGTGGACTTTTGAGGAAACAGCTAACAAGATATTTGAAGCTGTAGAACAATATCAACCAGCAGCAGTAGGTATTGAGAAGGGTATTGCTAGACAAGCAATTATGTCTCCGCTTACTGATTTAATGAAACAACGTAATAGGTACTTCCGTATAGAAGAACTAACACACGGCAACAAAAAGAAAACGGATAGAATAGTAGCAGCACTACAAGGTAGATTTGAACATGGTGCTATTACTCTCAACAGGGGTTCTTGGAACTTAGAGTTCTTAGATGAGTTATTTCAATTTCCTAACAAACAAGTCCATGACGACTTAATAGATGCACTGGCTTACATAGACCAGTTAGCAAACATTTCTTATTACTACGACTTTGAACAAGACCACTTTGAAGTATTAGACCCAATAGCAGGATATTAAACTATGGCACTAGACGAAGATAAAGTATTTAACGAAACACTTGAATCATGGGTGATGAGCAAGTGTGACCAATGGCGTGACCATTACGAAAGTAACTACGCTGAAACACATGACGAATACTACCGTCTATGGCGTGGTATATGGAATAAACATGACTCCATGCGTGAGTCTGAGCGTTCTAAGATTATATCACCTGCTACACAACAGGCAGTAGAATCATCAGTTGCAGAGATTGAAGAAGCAACATTTGGTCGTGGTAAGTTCTTTGATATTAAAGATGACTTACAAGACCCTAACCCTCAAGACGTAGCTTTCCTACGCAATCAGCTACAGGAAGATATGCACTTTGCTAAGACTCGTAGCAGTGTAGCTGAGTGTCTTATTAACGCTGCTGTATTTGGTACAGGTATAGCTGAACTTGTATTAGAAGAAGTTACAGAACTTACTCCTGCTACTCAACCTGCTCCTGAAACAGATATGATGGCAATAGGCGTAATGAAGAAAGATAGGTTTTTAGTTAAGCTAGACCCAATCATGCCTCAAAACTTCTTGATTGACCCACTTGCTACTAATATTGATGACGCATTGGGTGTAGCTATTGACAAGATGGTATCTTACCACCAAGTACAACAAGGTATTGATTCAGGTATTTATCGTGATGTAGATGTATATCCTACAGCTTCTGACCCAGAGTTAGAGGATGCTAGTGAAATATCTACAATCTATCAAGACGATATGGTACGTCTAACTAAATACTATGGACTTGTACCTTCGCATCTACTAAGCAATATAACTGAAGATGGCGAAGTAGAAGATATTATAGATTACGATAAAGACCAAAGTTACTGTGAAGTTATTATGGTTATTGCTAACGGAGATACTATTCTTAAGGTAGAAAAGAATCCGTACATGAAGCAAGACCGACCTGTAGTTGCATTTGCTTGGGACTTAGTGCCGTTTAAGTTCTGGGGTCGTGGTATCTGTGAGAAAGCGTACAACAGCCAAAAAGCACTAGACACAGAGCTACGTGCACGTATTGATGCACTAGCCCTTACAGTTCATCCTATGATGGCTGTGGACGCATCTCGTATGCCTCGTGGTGCTAAATTAGATGTACGGGCTGGTAAGACTATTCTTACTAATGGTAATCCTGCTGAGGTTCTACAACCATTTAAGTTTGGTGGTTTAGATGCTACATCATTTACTCAAGCAGCAGCCCTTCAGACTATGGTACAGCAAGCTACAGGGGCGATTGACTCTGCTGGTATCCCTGCATCAATAAATGGAGAAGGCACAGCAGCAGGGATGTCAATGGCTCTGGGAGCTATTATTAAGCGTCATAAGCGTACATTGATTAACTTCCAAGAAAACTTTTTGATTCCGTTTGTTGAGAAAGCAGCTTGTCGCTATATGCAGTTTGCCCCAGAGCTATATCCAGTTAAGGACTACAAGTTTGTAGCTAGCAGCTCTCTTGGTATTGTTGCACGAGAGTACGAGGTAACACAGCTAGTACAACTACTACAAACTATGTCACCAGACTCTCCAATGTACCCAATGTTAGTAGAGTCTATTGTAGATAACATGGGCTTGTCTAACAGAGAACAGATTATTGCTGCTATGCGTCAGGCTAATCAGCCTAACCCAGAACAACAGCAACTACAACAGGCTCAGATACAAATGCAAATGGAGTCTGCTCAAGCTACTTTAGAGAATCTAAAAGCACAAACAGCAGAGATTGTATCCAGAGTACAGCAGAATCAAGTAGAAACTCAATTACTTCCAATAGAGGAAGAAACCAGACGTATAGCTGCTTTAGCTAAGAATATGCCTATGGATGAGTTTGAAAGACTTGTTGAATTTGCAAAGCTAGAGCTTAAAGAGAAAGAGCTTGACACTAAGGAAGAAATAGTGCAGCTACAAATGCAAAAGAAATAGCTTGACTTTTAGTCAAAAATATGCTATAATATTATTATAACACACAAAAAGGAGAATGTCAACACTAATGACACCTGAATTACAGAAATATTATGAAGGGTATGCTGATTTATTTCTGACTGATGGATGGAAAACTTTTCAGGAAGATATACAAGCAGCAGCAAGTACAATCAATATTATGTCCATGAAGGACGCCAAAGACCTGCACATAGCGCAAGGCAAACTTGACGTCTTTTATAGATTACTCAACTGGCAAAGCTCAATCGAGAACGCCTACGAGGAACTTCTCCAGCAGGAGAAAGAGGGTAGCAGTCAATGAGGAGACTTTACGACTTCACCTGCTCCAACAACCACACTACGGAACATTACATAGAATCTGATACTAGAGAACTGTTATGTCCTGTATGTGGTCACACCGCAACGCGGATAATTTCACCAGTCTTAACTATATTCAAAGGCACTGGATGGGCAGATGCTGATGATAAATGGGCGAGACGTCACGAGAAAGCCGCAAATCTTAAACACTAACGCAATCCACAATACTTATAAAAGTACGGAGACATTAAAATGGCTACAATACTAGACCCTCTTGATGGTCAACAGCAAGAGCTAAATCTACAAGATGACGAAGAATTAATTTCACTATTTGATGAGCAACCTGCTGAGGAAAATCAGGCAACAGAGCAAAAAGAAGAAGAACAAGAAGAACCAACTATACCAGAAAAGTATCAAAACAAATCTGTTGAAGATATTGTTCGGATGCACCAAGAAGCTGAGAAGCTACTGGGTCGTCAGAGTTCTGAAGTTGGTGAACTTCGTAAGATTGTAGATGACTTTATCAAGACAAAGGCAGATGAAGCTAAACGAGAAAGTGTTAATAACGATTCAGACACTGAAATAGATTTCTTTGAAAACCCTAAAGAAGCTGTAAATAAAGCTATATCTAGCAGCGAAGAAATGCAACAGATGAAGGAGCTACTTGCACAACAAAAACAGCAAGAAGTTCTTAATAAAATATCTGCTGCACATCCAGACTATGTAGAGATTGTACAAGATGCGTCTTTTGTAGACTGGGTTAAAGGTTCGCCAGTTAGAATAGAGCTGTTACAACGAGCTGACAAGTATGACTTTAATGCTGCTAATGAATTACTTTCTAGCTGGAAAGAAAGAAAGGACTTTGTTAGTAAAGCAAAAGAAGTAAACGAGCAAGATCGTAAGCAACAGATAAAAGCAGCATCTACTGGTGGTAAGGGTTCAGCAGAACCTCCTTCAAGAAAAATATACAAAAGGTCTGAAATAGTCAATTTAATGATTAAAGACCCCGAACGCTATAAAGCGAATGTTGAAGAATTTGACAGAGCCTATAGAGAGGGAAGGGTTAAATAACTTACTTTTATCTTATAGGAGATATATACAATGGCTGGTTTAGGCAACTCAAATCACGTCACTCCAACTAATGCGGATGCTTTTGTCCCTGAGATTTGGTCTGACGAAATCGCTGCGGCTTACAAGTCTAATCTTGTAATCGCTAACCTAGTAAAGAAAATGAATCATGTAGGCAAGAAGGGTGATACTATTCATATCCCTAAGCCTGTTCGTGGTTCAGCTACTGCTAAGGCAGAGCACACTCAAGTAAACCTAATCGTTGGTGCTGATACAGACTTCACTGTCTCTATCGACAAGCACTACGAGTATTCTCGTTTAATTGAGGACATCACTGACGTTCAAGCATTACCTTCACTTCGTTCTTTCTACACAGAAGATGCTGGTTATGCTCTAGCTCGTCAAATTGACTCTGACTTAGGTGCTTTAGGTAGCTCTTTGACAGGTCGTTACTACATGGATAGCTCAACTAACTTAACAGCTTATGCTGCTGACACAGTTGTTGCTGCTGACGTGTTCACTGACTTAGGCTTCCGTCAAGCTATTCAAGAGCTTGATGATGCTGACGTACCTATGGACAATCGTTTCATGGTTGTTCCTCCTTCAGTTAAGAAGGACATCTTAGGTATTGACCGTTTCAACTCTTCTGACTTCGTTAATGGTCGTCCAGTAGAGAACGGTTTACTTGGTGACATCTACGGCATCAAAATCTATGTATCTACTAACCTACCTGAGCTTGAGTCTGCTGCTCAAAATGATGCAAACGGACGTATCGTAGGTGGTATCTTGGGTCACAGAGACGCTTTCATCCTTGCAGAGCAAATGGGTGTTCGTGTTCAGACTCAATACAAACAAGAGTATCTAGGTGACTTGATGACTGCTGACACAATCTACGGGGTTGCAGAACTTCGTGACGGTGCAGCAATTCAACTTGCATTTGCTTCTGACGCAGTTCCTGCTACAGCAGCTCCTTAATACTTTAGTGTATATGGACAGGGGTGGGCAACTGCCCCTTTCCTT